GTGCTATGTTCTGTTTGTCCTCGCAATTCAACGATATTTGCTAAATTGATTTCTTTTTTTGTATCTAAAAAGAATTTACCGTTATGTATCATTACTTCATTATTTATCATTTTGGTATTCAGTATCCATTTGATAGAAAAATATAATATCAATAAAATAAATTCCACAAAGATCAGGAAGTAAGCTAATGAAGGAGCAGTCACAAAATCTTGCTTGACACTTAATATAAAATCATTCAATAAACAAGGTATGAAAAACAGCAATGATAATAAAAATTTCGGTGTTCCACCTACTTTCATGATGTTAGTTACAAAAATTTTATGAATTATAGCTAAACCAAATATTAGTATACAAACTGACAAAATATTCGAAACATAACCTAGTAAGAAGATTGTATTGTCGTCTAATTTACTGTAGATGAATGTCAAAGTGCTGTAAACAACCGCAAAAAATAGCAATGCAGGTATTAGGTAGATATTAAACGTCTCACTGAATATACCTCCTTTCTTAAATGCAAATAGAAATATCAGTAAAAGTGGAACAACCGCGGTAAATAAGTATAGGTATGTTGTGGTTGTCAATGCGTTATAATCATTCGAACAATAGTATAATGTCACACTTACTGATATTATTGTAAGTATCAATAATATATGTTTCGTGTAATTATCTTTCATATTATATTACAATTACATTATAGATTTTCGATAGTTGTTTTATCACCATGACACCCCCGACACAATGCGACTAAATTATCTATATGATTGCTTCCACCATGCTCTAACCTCACTATATGGTCTACCTCAAATGATGCTTTCAGTTGTTCCTTACATTCACCACATCTCCAATTTTGTCGTGACGCTACAAACTTCTTTTTTGTCTCGGATACAGAACGTTTCGTTTTTACAACACCACCATTTTGAGTTGTTTCACCAGAATTCATTTGTATCTCATTGTGGGGAATATTTTTTGTTGTGAAGTTTATAATAGGTGAAATCATATCTGATGCACTTTTATCTATAGGTAAATATTTTATATAGTCATTTGAAGCAATCAATATTTCTCTTGTTTTTAGAGGATTCTTTTTTACTAAATAGTAAATGAATAATGTTCCTATTGCTACTCCTACCATTTGATAATATTTCTTGAAAGACAAAGCTTTTTTCAATATATTACCATCTGTATAAATATTAGCTATAACGAATGATGAAATCAAAAATAACATTATTTCAATTCGCATTATACATTTTTGATACATATTTTATTCATGAACAACTATCATCCATAAACCAATAAATATTAAACACGCATATACAAGTTGTTTTTTTGTTTTGTTACTGATATTAAAATAATAATCGTGTGTTTGAATATCGCATACATTATCACGATTAAACCGATCTAAACTTTCATACAAAGATATTTCTTCTTTTCCTAATAGATTATTGACTTTGTTATGAATAAAATGAACCCATCTCATAAATGAATCACGACTACATAAATATGGTGATACAGGATATTTATCCAAAAATATGCTAAAATTATCACCCATCTCAACATCTGGAATAAATAATGGAATATTTTGAATCAAATCGTAGTATTTACGTTTTGTTATTGGATTAGGAGTATCAGGATAGTTGTATGCGATACAATGTAATAGAAACCAGAATTTAGGTCCCCAAATTAAAGAGCTTATTTCGTTTTTTTTCATATAGATACTTTATCGTCTTACATCATTTTGTTAATCTATACGTTTTAACAGTATAAAGTTAAATCATTCTAATTCAATATTGCCAATGAATAATAATTGGAAACATATTGAATTATTGAAGACCACAAGTAGTGAAGTGTCGTGTAATAACCTAATCGTTTCGCGGTCTAGTAAATGGACACAATTAGAAAAAAGAGATTCTGGTGAAAATTTTCACAATCCGCCTAAAAATAGACGTAGAACATGTTTGTCACACCATAATAAAATATCAACCCTTCAAATTAATAAGGACATTTGTAATAATTGTGGAAAATTCGGTCATTTGTTTAGACATTGTAAGAATCCTATAGTAAGTTTTGGTTGTGTTCTATTTAGAATAAATAATAATGTTCGTGAATATTTAATGATATGCAGGAAAGACACTCTAGGATATATCGATTTTATACGAGGAAAGTATAATTTACAAGATTATGAATACATCACGAATATGTTTAAACAAATGACTAATTTGGAAAAAAAGAAAATTATGGAAAATGATTTTGACACATTATGGATAAATTTATGGCAAAATACACAGACGTCATCTACACCTTTATATAGGTCAGAAGAAGAAATATCACGTTCGAAGTTTAATAAATTGAAATGTGAAAAGATGCAGACACTTATTGATAATAGTAATAAAGAATACACTTGGGAATTTCCTGAATGGGGTTTTCCAAAGGGACGACGTAATTATCTTGAAGGCGAATATGAATGTGCCGTGCGTGAAACTGTTGAAGAAACAGGGTTTATGACAGACCATATGATTAGAATCAAAAATATCCTTCCTTTTGAAGAGGTTTTTATTGGTTCTAACTATAAGAATTATAAACATAAATATTATTTGATGTACACTGAGTATAATCACTTGACAAATATGGAAAATTTCGATGATTCTGAAGTTAGTATAATGGCATGGAAAACATATGCGGATTGTATCAACTCCATACGTCATTATAACGTTGAAAAAATTAATATGATTACAAGAATTGATAATACACTACAAAAATATTGGCATATGTAACATTTATGTTAGTCCATATTTATTTATTATAACAATATATAAAATAAATGAATGACACAAAAGATGTAATCATAAAAATAAAAGTGAAAAAGAACACGACACGTAAAAATAAAAAAAGTGACACCAGCGGAAACGAAAATACTGAAAACGATGTGCCTATAGACCAGAGCAAAAAAAGCGTTAGAGGGACTCGTAAGAACAAGGTTGGAAATTATGAACCTATTCTACCTCAAGAAAATGATACAAATACTGAAATTAACCAGAATATTGCTCCTGATGTCCCAATAGTAAAGAAGTATTGTCAAAGAGGAACACGTAAGAACAAAAATGGAAATTGTGAACCTATTTTACCTCAAGAAAATGACACTAGTACTAAAATCAATCAAAATGTTGTTCTAGTAAAGAACCGTAAAAAAAGGACATGTAAAAATAAAAATGGGGATGAATCTATCAAGATGAACCAAAAAGACATAATCCAAAGCGACACAAAAACTGAAATTGACAATAGCGATGACGCAAATGATAACGAAATGGTTAAGTTTGAGTACAATGAAAGTAATAATGACTTCGACTTTTTATACCCTGACCTTGATGACCCACATTTTAATATCAAAATTGCAAAAAAGAAGGAATTCAATGACACGCAATATGACGGAACACTGTACGACATAAAAAAACAAGCGAATATATTATGTAGCATGGAGTTTGAATTAATGCCTCATCAATTATTTGTGAGAAATTTTTTGTCATTACAGACACCCTACAATAGCTTGTTTTTATACCACGGTCTTGGTTCAGGAAAAACTTGTAGTGCTATCGGAATTGCGGAAGAGATGCGTTCGTACATGAAACAGATACGTCAAAATGAAGAAGTTTCAGGTCGTATAATAGTTATAGCAGCTCCCAACGTTCAAATGAATTTTCGGTTGCAGTTATTTGACCCTTCTAAATTAATAATGTCGAAATCAGGTGAATGGAATATAAAATCATGTGTTGGGAATTCGTTATTGAATGAGATTAATCCAGCACATATAAAAGGAATGAGTAAAGAGAAAATCGAGTCAAATATGAATAAAATTATTGATTCGTCATATGAATTTTTTGGATACGATAAATTTGCGAATAATGTTGTGGATTATATAAAAAACACAGATAGTGAAGAAACAAAGAAAAAAATTATTACGAAAGTTTTCAGTAACCGATTGATAATAATAGATGAGGTTCACAATTTACGTGTTGAAGAAGGGAAAAACAAAAAAAGCGTTACCGAATACATATTCTACATTGCAAAAGAAGCAAATAATGTAAGATTATTGCTATTATCAGCGACTCCCATGTATAATTCGTACAAAGAAATCATCTGGATAACAAATTTATTGAATGTAAATGATGGGCGTAAAGAAATAAAAGTAAATGATGTGTTCGACGAAAATGGTTCGTTTAAAACTGGTGGTAGAGAACTTTTAAAACAAAAAATGACAGGATATGTTTCATATGTAAGAGGTGAGAATCCATATACATTTCCCTACAGGATTTATCCTGACACATTTGATCCAAAGAGCACATTATCAGGAATAAACAAACGACCAACCATACAATTGAATGACGGCAAAGAAATCGTTGACAACATTAAATTTATACAACCATACTTGACTGTAATGAACGAATTCCAAGAAAAAAAGTATTTACAAATAATGGACGACTTAAAAAATGATGTTCATACAACAAACTATGGATATGAAACATTATTAAAACCGATTCTTGCGTTGAATATTACTTACCCTTCAACGATTAGTGAGGGACTTAAAGACACTATGATCGAAACCAAAACAGGAGACACAATCTCATACAATTATCAACCTAATATTTTAAGAACGTATGGACGGGTATTCGATAAGGAACATATTCACAAATACAGTTCCAAGATAAGTAAAATATGTGACATCATTTTACGTTCAACTGGAACTATTTTAATTTATTCACAGTTCATTGAAAATGGTATCATTCCAGTAGCACTGGCCCTTGAGGAAATGGGGTTTTCACGATTTTCGACAACACCGAACACGATGTCATTGTTAGATAAACAAACACCGATAATAAAACCGATCGATTCTATACTCCTTAAAACAAGAGACCAAATTGACATAGTGGGACACAAATTTAAACCCGCACAATATTTAATGATAACGGGAGACATGCTTCTATCTCCCAACAATACAAAAGACCTTGCTTATTTTAATGAATCCAGCAATAAATATGGTGAAAATATCAAGGTAATTTTAATATCTAGAGCAGGTTCTGAAGGTCTTGACTATAAAAACGTCCGTCAGATTCATGTTATGGATCCATGGTATAATATGAACAGAATAGAACAGATTATTGGTAGAGGTGTTCGTAATTTCAGTCATTGCAATCTTCCATTTGAAGAGAGAAATGTTGAAATTTATTTACACGCGACTCTTATTAAAGACAAGGAACGTTCAAATGAAGAATGTGCTGACTTATATATCTACAGAATGGCAGAAAGAAAATCTATTAAAATTGGTAATGTTTCGAGGTTAATAAAAGAGACGTCAGTTGATTGTCTTCTCAATGTAAAGCAAACAGGTTTCACTGTTGAAAAACTCAATGCTATAGCCGCCAACCAGAAATTAATAATCAAATTATCTACTGATAATATCGAGACCGAGTTTAAGATAGGTGATAGACCATTCACTGATGCTTGTGATTATAAGGATAAATGTGAACTTGTATGTAGTCCAAATGTCAATATAACGGATGATGATATTGTTTTAGACACATATAGTGAGGATTTTACTACAACGAACAATATACGCATAGCGAATAAAATACGAAGTTTATTTAAGAAAAACCATTTTTATAGAAGAGCAGAATTGATTTCTCTTATAAATGAAGTAAAACCATACCCAATCGAGCAAATATATAGCACTCTTACTTTTCTCGTAAATAACAAAAATGAATTATTAGTTGATGAATACGAGCGTCCAGGGATACTCGAAAATAAAGATGACATATATCTATTTAAACCAATTGAAATTTATGATACTAATTCATCGTTGTATGAGCACATTACACCTATTGAATATTCGCATCAAAAGGTACAAATAAAACTCGATACTGACTTGTTAAAACAAGAAAAGCAATCAACTTTTCTTGAATTAATGAAAATGGTAAAAGAAAATGACAAAATAGTTTTTGGTGGAAAAAATGACCTTACAGATTATTATTCAAATTTACAACGTATGAGAGGTTTATTACAATCAGTTCATGGGATATCACCAGAAAATATTAAGAAATATGTAGTTCATCACTTTTTAGACACGATACTGGTCGAAGATAAAATTACAATTTGTAAGAGTATGTTTCAAAGTGTTGATAAAC